TGCAGCACATTGCTTTAATGTATGCTCAGGAAAAAGCTACTCAGGAAGGAACAGGTTTAACTTCTGACAAAAGGCAGCAAATTGCTCAGGCTATCGCTAACGCTGCAAAAACTGGTGAGTTGATAGAAATTAATACTCTGCTGAAAAAATCTGAATACGATTATCAGACTGCGGAACGCATACAAGATTGGCTGAAAGTCATAACTGGCGGCATGAAGAAACGTTAATAACATGCTGTGGAAAAGTTGAGCCCGGTAAAATGCCGGGTTTTATTATTATTGGGCTCTAAATTCTAATCTTATGGCCTATCGAAGACGCTCATTTCGGCGCTCATCCCGTAGAAGGGCTGGCCGTCGCTCTCGTACCAGATCAAAGAAACGTTATTTCGTCGCTCGTGGCGGTATCCGTTTGTAAATCCACTATCCTTTGCAAAACAAAAAACTCGTTGGTTTAATGGGTTTTGATTCTTGTGCCCGTTGTTATTCTTAGCAATGGGCTTTCTATTGGCAATATTGCAACAACATAAACAACTTCATCAATGAAGAACATTTTCAACTCGATTCTGTTGAAGCGTCCCGCTTACAACCGGTTCGATCTAACGCATGATGTAAAATTGTCGTTGAACATGGGGCGACTTGTTCCGATCTGCGCTATTGATTGTATCCCGGGAGATAAGTTTACGCTTGGCTGTGAATCGCTGCTGAGGTTTGCACCTCTCATTGCTCCGGTGATGCATCGTTTTGATGTCACAATGCATTACTTCTTCGTTCCCTATCGAATCTTATGGGAAAACTTCGAAAAATGGATGACTGGAGGGAGTGAGCCGGGAAACTGGAGTTCTCCGGCTGACATTGCGTTTCCGTTCATAACCATTAATGGCGGTAATGAAACTGCTCTCTCTGATTATCTCGGTATCCCTCCAATTGCAACGGCTGGAAATACTGGCTCTGAAAATATCAGCGCTCTACCGTTTGCGGCTTATCAGATGATTTGGGATCATTATTACAGAGATCAAAATTTACAAGATTCATTCCAACTTGATCAAAGTGCTAACCCGCCGTGGTATGTAGTCGATGGCGATAATACTGCTAACGCAACTGCATTAATGAACTTACGGCTCAGAGCATGGGAACACGATTACTTTACTGCAGGACTTCCCCAGGCACAAAAGGGAGCCCAGGTCACAATACCAATTGGTGGCTTTAACAATGTTCCAATAACTGCTCACGAAATAGCCGGAGGCACGACTTCTGTTGTTTCCGGTATTGAATCACCCGGTGGCGCTGTCGGTTACTCAATCGACATTGACAACGTAAATAACCCAGATGATGGTACTCTTTATGCCAAAACACAAGATCTTGTCCAATCAGAGGCTACGATTTCGGATTTGCGTCGGGCTACTAAACTGCAAGAATTTCTGGAAAAAGCTGCTCGTGGCGGTACTCGTTATACTGAGCTCATTCGCTCCTTTTTTGGCGTTACTTCGTCGGATAAGCGGCTTCAAAGGCCTGAATACATTACAGGAACAAAAAGCCCTGTGGTTATATCTGAAGTCTTACAGACAGGGCAGCCAACAACCGAATCTGACTTGCCTCAAGGCAATATGTCTGGTCATGGATATAGTGTAACCTCTGGAAAATATGGTCGGTACTTTTGCGAAGAACATGGTATCATCATGGGAATTATGTCGGTTATGCCTAAAACAGCTTATCAGCAAGGTATACCAAAACACTTCCTTAAAATCAATGATCGTTATGAAAGATTCTTCAACGAATTTGCTCATATTGGCGAACAGCCTGTACTTAATAAAGAGTTGTATGCTTTTCAAGGCGGCGATGGTGATGACACTTTCGCCTATGTTCCAAGATATGCGGAGTATAAATACGAGCCTAATCGGGTTGCTGGCGAGTTTCGCACTACTCTTGACTTTTGGACTGCTGCGCGAATCTTCGGCACACCTCCGGCGCTAAATCAGGACTTCATTATGTGTCTGCCGGATACGAGAAATTTCGCTGTTGAGGAAGGCGATACACTTTACGCTCAGGTGCTAAATCATATCTCTGCTGCTCGGATGATGCCTAAGTATGGAAACCCTCATTTTGGATAGTATGTGTTTAACACCATATCCGGTTAAGGAAACCGGGTCAACTGTTCCATGTGGTAACTGCCCGGAGTGTAGAACACACCGGGCTTCCGCATGGTCTTTTCGACTTATGGAACAAGAAAAAAACTGTCGTTCTGCCTACTTCTTAACTCTGACTTATGATGCAGATCATATACATATATCTCCCAACGGCTTCCTATCGTTATGCAAGCGAGATTTGCAATTATTTTTCAAACGTTTACGGCGCTTACACTCCAATACTGATATTAAATATTATGCAGTGGGAGAATACGGTACTCAAACAAAGCGACCTCACTATCACGTTATTATCTTCAATGCGGAACTCAATGTCTTACTCACGCAACGTGAAGCAAATCTTATTAAGCAAGGCGTTATTAAACTAGACGGAAAAGCGCAATTCAATTGTAAAGCATGGCGTAAAAAATCAAAGCGGAAATATGAACCTATCGGACATATTACAATCGGAGTGGTTAACGGCGCTTCTGTTGGCTACACACTAAAGTATGTGCATAAACCAAGATGGAAACCGATGCATCGTAATGATGACAGAGAGCCCCAATTTTCAATTATGTCTCAGGGCTTAGGTAAATCTTACATTTCGGAGAAATGGCAAAAATGGCATACTTCTGACCTTTTAAATCGATGTTATGTTAATGTTCCCGGTGGTATTAAAGCAACGATGCCCAGATATTACAAGGAAAAGCTGTATTCTGAGGAACAGCGTAAGCAAATCAAATTATTTTTTGAGCAGGTCTGCTCAAAAGAGACTTGGGAAACATATGCTAAGAGTAAACCTCTTGATTACAGAAATAAAAAAGAAGGCATCAAAGCGGCATTTCGAAAAATGAATTTCGACAATCAAAAATCAAAATTATGAGTACTGTTAGAAACACTCGTTCCGGTTCACTCGCTAAAGGCGAGATCAATCGTTATCCTTCATTAACTCTACCAGATCAATCAATGAGTATTGCTGAAATAGTAACACGTTTCGTTCGTGGTCAACCTCTGCCGGCTGCTGCTGGCGCTTATTATGCTGGCGAAGATGATGATACTCCAAATCTTGATGCAATGGAATTAACTGATGCAATGGACTACATGGAAGCATCAAAAAACTTTATAAAGGATACGGATAAAAAACTGAGAACTCCTAAAAAATCTAAAACTCAAACCAATGACAAAAATGCAACAAATGACAATGATGCACCTCCTATTTCCTGAACCTGAAAGGAGCGTTCATGCTGTTGAAGGGACTACTGAACCTGACAGCACACTTATATTTAATCCAAACCCTACTGCTAAACTTCCCGCCGAAGGCGCTAAAAGTACGCTAACGGATAAGGAAAAGTTCAGCTACCGAAGGCCAACCAACTTTACGTGGATATGGCCTGAATAAAAGCCTTAATACTTCTTGATATATTAAGGCTAGGTGACACGTTACGTTTAAATCTACGTAATCAAGTTCACCTCTAAATTCCTATCAGGAAGGGTTGTTAAGGGAAACCTCTTGGCTCTCGTCAAAGGATGTTGTTGGGCGTTTAACGGAGGATGGAACGAGGGAGCGAAGCGACCGACTGACTAACGACGTTGCAGCCCAACTTGCAGACGTTATGAGACAAAGGGTTTCCCTTAAAAAGTAGATAAGACAAACAATATTTTTTTTTAACTAAAACTCTAAATCATGTTTAACACTCTATTCAGAAAATTTCATGTTTTCGGTGTAGATGATGCTATCATCGCTGGCATTGGCGCTGCGGAGCAAGGCGCTAACGCTCTGTTGCAACAAAGCAACAATAAACAATCCCGTAGGTATAATACTTACATGTATGATCGTCAAAGGGCTGACGCTCTTGCTGATTGGCATATGCAAGCGGCTTATAATTCTCCGGCTGCTCAGATGCAACGGCTAAAGGAAGCTGGCTTAAATCCAAAATTGATATATGGTTCGGGCGCTGGCGGCGCTGCTCAATATAGCGGCCCGGTTCGGTCTTCTTCTGCTGGTTCATGGAAACCGGATGCTCCTCAAATAAATCCTTCGCAAACTCTTGCACAAATCTATTCGACAAAGCTGCTGCAAAGCAACATAGATAAAAATGCTTCAATATCGTCACTCAATGAGGAAAAGAAAAGGCAAGCTGCTGCGACTTCTGCGGGTATTATGGCGAGAACTCTTAATTATGCTAAAGAAGGTAAATTGATAGATGCGAGAACGGCTAATACTGCATTTCATACGCAACTTGGTAAAGCATTAGCACCATATCAAATTGATATTGCTTCTAAAACTGTCGATCTTACTCAGGCAAGGCGAGATCAAGCTGCTACTGATGCATGGTTTAAAATACAGGAAAATGCTCGGCGTATTGCACTCACTAACGCTAACATTCAGGAAAAAATGCAGCACATTGCTTTAATGTATGCTCAGGAAAAAGCTACTCAGGAAGGAACAGGTTTAACTTCTGACAAAAGGCAGCAAATTGCTCAGGCTATCGCTAACGCTGCAAAAACTGGTGAGTT